AGTCGCGCTTAACGCATCTTGTTCCGAAACAGGGTCGTCAATGATAGCCAAATCCGCACCGCGGCCAGCAAGAGCGCCGCCCACACCGACAGCATAGTACTCACCACCGCCATTAGTGCTCCAACGACCACTCGCCTTAGCGTCACTAGCCAAGCTGACATCTGGGAAAACATCCTTAAAATCCTCACTCTCGATTAAGTTCTTGATCTTCCTACCAAAACCAACAGCCAACTCAGCGGTGTGAGTCGCCTGAATGATCTTTAAATCAGGGCGTCTGCCCATAAGCCAAGTCGGAAACAAATAACTCGCAAACTCAGACTTTGTATGCCGTGGAGGCATATTAATAATCAAACGCTTGCACTTGCCGTCAGCAACATCCTGCAACTTCTGAGCGTAAATCTTGTGGTGCCTGCCCTCAATAAACTGAGGCCAAACATGCTTTACAAAATCCATAAAGCTATCATGCTTTGCTTTACGAGAATCAAGCGTCTTAATCCGCTCAAGCATAGGAGCTACTTTGGAAATCTCATCGTCAGTGAGATAACTCGCAAAGTCTTTAAAGTCGTCCATTAGCCACCCAAAGCTCTCAGGAAGTTGTCAGCAGTACGATTCAAACCAGCCATGCCACCTTGAGCCATCGGTTTGATATTCGCGGAAATAGGAGCAATCGTAGTAGCCTTGGTTTGAATGTTCTTCAAAACATCCTCAAAGCTACGGCTAGCGCCAGAACCAATATTAAGAGAAGTATCTGTAGACTCTTCTTCCGCTACCGCAGGAATACAAGAATCAGTAGCTACATCGTAAACGTAACCAGCTTGATTACATATTTTATTACCGTTCTCATCCGTGGTGTAACCAGTATCAACTTCGGTGCTGGTTGCGTCGTCATCGCCGCTGGTTACATTGGTATCGTCCCCATCGTTAAAAACACCAGCAACTTCAGTTCCAGTGCCAAGACCGCTGTTAAGAATACTTTCGCCAGTGCCAACAATCTTCGTCGCACCGTCTTCACTAAAGAAGGGGTTACCGCTGTTTTCAACTTTAACAACCGTGCCATTTGGCGTGACAACGTACTCCTGACCATCGGATGTAACAAAGCCATTTTCAGTGCTCGCGCCATATGGGTCTAGTTCAGCAGCCTTGGATTGAGCATCATATAAAGTTTGGAAAGCTTCATTGGCACCGCCATCAACAGCATCAGGATTATCAGGACCCGGAGGCATGAATTCCATAATGTTGTCAGACGCTAAAACCTTCTGACCAAAGGTGGCAGTAGTGGAATTGTCGTACCCAATATACTTGCCATCATCGTCATATTTAGGAGTAGCGCCGTTATTAATCGCGTTCATGTGCATTTCAACGATATTAGCACGTTCAGCCTCAGTCTTATCAACTAGACTCTGAACAAAGTCAGCGCCAAGGCCAAGGAAAAGACCCTTGCCAACATTAGCCATGAACTTGCCAAAACCCTGAACAGGAACGGAAGCGTCAAGCTGTGCTTTAATCTTAGTTATCTCATCGTCTGAAGCACCGGGTTTTGTAGCCCGTATAGCCTCCTTAGTAACTGTGCGAGCCGCGTTTTGACCCGGAGTTAAATCCTGAACCTCATTTGCAGAAGCTGTGCCTAAAAATAAAGCAGCCTCTTGTTCTCTACGGTTCTTGTTAATGCCATCATTGTCTGCGCCCAGAGAACTAATAGCCGCCGAAATAGCCGCTTGGCCCTCTGCCGTACTTGGATCAACATTGTTAACAACAGAGGCAACACGGTCGGGAAGTGAACCATAATTATAAGTTATGGACGTTAACGCAGCTTGCTGACTTGGTGTCATAGTATAAAACGTGTCAGCCCCAATCTTATCAACAACGCTATTAATAAAGCCTTTTTGAACAGTTCCGTCAGGTAATATTGTATCTTGAGTCAACCTGCGCGCTAAATCAGCTTCAGCTTCAGCTTTAGAAACCGTTGTGCCCTTAGTGATCTTCGTAACCTTGCCAGTTATAGGATCAGTTTTCGTATCGCTGCCATAACCCGCACGATTAGCGTTAACATCATAGTAAGGAACTTTTGAGTATCCCTCAAAGCCCTTAATAACATCTGAAATAGTAGAGTTATCAGGAGTCCCTAAACCTTGAGACATAGCGTCTTCATTCGCCCTAAATTCTTCTGCCGTCATAGATCCAAGACCAGAAGAATAAATGTTGGAGAATGAAGAATCACCAGAATCTGTATCGCGGTTCATCTCATTTGGATTATAGCTAATATAAGGATCGCGATTCATCTCATTTGGGTTATAGCTAACGTCAGCCCTAACAGCCTGAGATAAAGTATCTCCTTCAGGAGTAAGGTTAAAGATATCATCGTCAATGCCATACTGCCCTAACTGCTGAGAAGAAGACTGAGACGTGTCAATGCCAGAATCAACAATAGGCTGCGCTGTAACACCACTATCACCAGTGCCTAAGTCACTGCCGCCAATTCCCGGAATTTTAGAGTAAATACCACCCAAAATATCAGGGCCGTCATAACCAGCAAGTTCAGGAGTAAAGCGAGTTGAGTAAATCTGAGAAGCTGCACGGTCAGAATCCTCACGCGGTATATAAGGAGACTCTACCTTGTCGGCAAAACGCTTAAAACCCTCTTTACCTGCGCCGTAAGACATCAACTGCGTATTAAAAGCATCAATAGCCTGATTCGCAGCGTCAGCCTCCGCCTGTGAATCATAAGTGTTGCCACGCTTATCCGTATAAACAGGCGGTACATATACAGGAGAAGGAGTGTAAACAGAAACACTACCTGAGCCGCCAGCATTGTAATCAACACCAGAAGCGTCAGATATACCAGCTATCGAAGAAGTGTCAGTGTATGTTTTGTCATCATCTAAACCGCTACTGCCAGCGCCAGTGCCAGTATTGTAATCAACACCGGAAGCCTCAGAAATCCCAGATATGCTAGAAGTGTCAGTGTATGTTTTGTCATCATCTGAACTGCTGCTGCCAGTGCCATAATTAATAATGCTCGCACCCGGAGTCGTCTCAGTGAAAATATTGCCAGTGCCAAAAACATCGGCAACGTCATCATCGTTGTCGTCGTTTTTGTTAATAAAGTCAGTAGCAGAATTTCCGCCAACATTACCAACACCAGCAGAAAGCATGGACTCCGCAGCCGCCTTGTTAGCAGCAGCTACAGCAGCACTCGTATTACTACTTTTGTTATCATCATCACCATCAGTCGCATGAGAATAAGCGCCAGTGCCAGTCCTCTCAGCAGCAAAATCACTAGGTCTATAAGCAGGAATGCCGCCCGGACCCGGCTCACCAGTACCGCCTAAATCCTTCAGCAACTGAGCCTCTTCAGGATTAATATACGCCAACATATGCGGATCATCGCCAATCATCGTCTGACGAGGAACAGAGCTACCGCCGAAAGGGCGAGTTGCCTCTCCTCCCATCCGCATCTCACTCACACCGTCATAATCGTAAAGGTCAAAACCACCAGTATTAATCGGAGAAATTCCTGAATACATCGTCCCATAAGTAGGAGTGCTCAACCAATCAAAAATATCTATGCTAACAGGTCGAGCAGGCAACTTAATCGCGCCAATAGGACTCGTAGCAACCATCTCAGGACCGTAACTCGTAGTCAAACCGCCAGAAGGACCAGTCATATACTGAGATACACTCTGGGGAATATTAATCTTAGGACCGTAAAGAGCAAAATCCTCACCAGTGTTGCTGAAATTGCCAACATCACCCGTAAATTGACTGTAATCAATCGGATTAACCTCACTAAGATCAACTGGATCAGCAGTGTAACCACCAGTCCCAAAATTACCACCAGCACCCACCGGAATGCCAGCACCAGACTGCGATCCAGTAATGCTAGAAACAGGAGACGCAACAACAACATCGCCGCCGCCTGAATCAACAGGCTCCTCAACGACAGGGGCAACATAATCACCGCCATAATTATAGCCATATTTATTAAGCAAATTCATCGCAGCTTCACGATCAGCGTAGCTTAAACCAGTAGAGCCCAAAGTGCTGCTTGGATCAAAATATTTAGAATACTTGTCCCCAAAATCAGAGCTGTTAGTTCCAGAATAAATGTCAGAAAATGTAATGCCCTCGCCAGATGTATCAACAACAGCATAACGACCAGAAGGCGTCTCCTGAATCTGTAACGTAGAACCACGGCTGATACGATCATCAGGAGGAGCCATCCGCTCAGTGGACTCCGTATTACCAATCTGATCCGAACTCAAACCACTGACTAAACGGTCGCTGAACGTATCACCAGCTTCATGATCATAAAGCAAGCCACCCTTGGTCATAACCATTCCATTACCAGCATCAGTATAACCGTGATTCTTAACCAAAAGCTGCTCAACTTGGCTTAAACCACCATCCTCCATATACTGAACAACAGGACCGCCGTCCTCATAACCAAAAATATCAACCTCACCGCCGTACATCATAGGACGAGGCATCATAGACTGCATAGGAGGAGTACGCATCGCAGGAGTGCCCGGTGCAACCATCTGCTGTTGCGGCATCATCTGAGGTGGCATCTGAGGAGCAGGACGAGGCTGACTCGAACTCAACTTACTCTCCAAAAAATCGCCAAACATACGGCGACGAGGAGCATTCGATCCCGCAACAGAACCAAGACCCGCACTAGAAGGTTGAGGCATAGGAGCTTGAGCCATCGGAGGTGGAGGAGGCATACCGCCCATCATCGGAGGTGGAGGCATACCGCCCATCATAGGTGGAGGAGGCATACCAGCTAAAGGCATAGGCGGCATAGGAGCAAACGGATTAGGTGCAGCACCCATCGGAGGCATAGGACCCGGCATACCAGAAGTCATCGGACCAACACTAGGAGGTGGAAAAATACCCGTTCTTACTGACATCAGAAGCCCCTATACAGTAGAATATCAAGGCAACCATAACAACTAACAGAAACTTAATCAACACACTCCAATAATCCGTTCTCAATCATGCTACCAGCTAACGCGTCGCGGCTATGAAAATAATAATCCTTCCCATTCCACTCACACATCTCAATCGCAGCACGACGCATGAAAACAAACTCATCCTCACGACCGCCCAAATAATGACGACCCTGCATCACAGGCACAACCTCACCAGCACCCTGCGCATCAAACTCATGCACATCGCCGTAATTTAACCTGTATCTAGGCATCCATAGCCGCCTTCCTAGCCGCAATCGCGTCATTAATATTCGAAAATGTACCCAAATTCACCTTCCGTCCATCAATGTTAGCAGACGCACGCCACTTACCACGATCCTTCAAAAAACTAACGCCCTTAACCCCAGACGTATTCGCCTTGCTCAATCTAGTATTAGCAGACTGCTCACGCGCAGTAACCTCACGCAAATTTACAATCCTATTATCACAACCGTCATGATTAATATGATCAACAGAATTAGGCCAAACAGGATAATGACCGTGATACAAAAAAAACGCTACACGATGCGCTAATAAATTCTTGCTAACACCCATATACGCAGAACTGCCCTTTAAATAATCACAGGTGGCTCTCTTCCCCCTGAAACGCCTGTTAAAAGCAACTCTGCCACTGCGCTGGATATTGTACTTAGAAGCCTGACCAGCCGCACTCACAAAAGAACTGCCCTCGCCAGTATCATAAAAATCTTCCGGCAAACGATCACAAGCATATATCAAACCACTCTCCGCGTCGTAGCGATACAACCTACGCATCAAGTCCAAATCTTCCCACCAACCAATATCTGACATCTATAACCTCTTTTCATTCTGAATGGTACTTTATGGTAGCGTATGGGAGCGGTCAACGGATTTTTTAAAAAAATTTTTTGGGGGCCATCAAACGACATAAGGACAGGACAAACAGAGACACCCCTCTATAGAGGGGGGTCTGTCATGTCCTATGTAAACCCAAAAAGTTTTTTTTACGTTACCGTAGGTGGATTTCTTAGCGTAGAGCCGTGTCCGACTGCTTCCAGATATAGGGGGGGGGCCATACCCCATAGGCCCCGATTTCCGAACAATTGTTCGGTTTGGCTAGGGTACCTTGGAAAATAGAAAAGCCCGCACTAGGCGGGCTTGTCTGTGGCTCTGAGGTGGTACGCTAGCCTTGTGCTAGCGCGGCTATGCGTGCCTGCCACCACTCGAATGCCTCATCTGGAATACCTGCCCAAATGCTAGCGTTGCCAATGCTATTATCTGGAAGCAATGTCACACCGCTAATTTGTTCCTCAAATGAAGCTTGCACTTCATATGATGTGTGATCAGTTCCAGAGCCATAAGACGCGCCATTTGATTGTTGTGTGTGTGTTATGACAGCGGCATCACCAACGCGCGCTCTGATTTCAGAGACAGCGGCGCGAACACGTTGCTCAGAGCATCCAGTGCAATCCATAATGTCGCGAGTAGTTGCACCGCCAGCTTGGCGCATCATTGCATATTGAACACCAACGCGTGAACCATTGCGAAATGGCGTTGCTGGCGTATCGCGTACAATTGTTCGCGTGCCAGATGTGACGCGATTTTCCAATGTGTGTGTCACTAGGTTAATTAAGAATTGCATCCAAGCCCAAATCTTTTCAGCTTCAATAGTGCCGCTATGCTGGCGAAATTCAACAGTGCCTTTAGACCATGTTTGCAAGTTAATAGATGAAAACTTGCCATGCGTTGCGCTTGCCAGTTCTGAAATAGTATTGGCGCGCTCTAATGTGTTTAGATCCAAGCGCGTACACATACGGTTATTGTGACGGCTTTCTGGCAGCATTGCGTTAATACCATTGCGGCTTGTTTGCATACGCGTATAGCGGACCATCCAATCCTTAATGATAATGGCATCAAATGGGTCAGCGTGATCCGTGTAATATTCGCCAGTTCTTTCGGTGTGTGCAATGCTAGTGCCAGTGAATTGCGCTGGCGTCACATTGTCATTTAAAGGCGCGTTGCCAATATGAACGTGTAAGCCGCAACGTGAATTAACGCGGCATCCCAAATCTGCCAGAACGTCACAAACTGAAATCAAATGTTCGCGTGCAACTTGGCAATTTGCATAAACTGGCAGCACGATTTCGGCATCTACTGTTGGCGTGCCATCTGGCACTACTTTACAGCCTTTGATGCCATTTTCGCGAAATGCCTGTTGTATTGTTGAAATTGAAACTCCTGTTGTCTCGATTTCACCACTGAATGTAATATTGTAAGTCATTGTTTTTACTCCATTTTGCTAGGTTAGTAGGGCAAAGCTGTCGCCCTATACCTAGTAATATAAGCATATTTTACCATATGGCAAGGGATTTTATGGGATTAATACGAACAATTGTTCGGCTTATGGTTTGGACCACCGCGCGTCGCTATCTAATCGGCACAAAAAAAACGCGACATTCAGAAGGAATGCGCGCGATCATGTGTGTGTATGTATGTATGTAAGTATATATACCTATGTATATATACTATACCCCGAACCCCGAACCCCGAACCCGAAAGCCCGAAGCCCGAAGCCCGAAGCCCGATTGCTATTGAAACAATCCGTTGTATTCATAATCCGATAGAAAGCGACGAAAGTTGTTGTCCCGATGTTCTTTATATTCGTCCCACTGTTCATGGAACTGTTCCGCGTCTTCACCTTGCAGGAAAAAACTCCATCCTGCTTCCACTTCAGTGACCTGAACCCCATAGCCCAAGTCTTTCATTGTATATCCGCCAATATTCATGATACTTTCTCCACGCTATCAATCCGAATCAATTGAGTTTCATGCTCTTCAATATCCCGCACGTCTTGCTCGCTCAATGAGTAGGCGCTGTGCTGCACTTGAAAGTCTACTCGTCTCTGCATCTCTTCGCTCGCGAATTCCAGAGCCTCCCACTGCTCTTCAAAGTGAATCACATCGGGATGTGAGTCTAGGCTGTCAATTGCGTAAGTAACTTTCCACATCTTCTCTCTCCTGCTTGCTAGAATACTCCCACACTATCCCACACTTTAATAGATGTCAACAAGAAAAATAAAAAAAATTCGCTTTAGCCTGGCTAGCGCGATTCGCGAACAATTGTTCGGGTTATGCTGCCAGGCGTGGCTGCGACCCGGAGCAATCTCCCCGGCAGCTATTCACCGAAGGACTAACCCGAACAATTACTCGGGTTGACCCCGGCGCTGGCGAATCCCGAACCCGAAACCCCGAATCCCGATGTTTTTCCTGAGAGGCGCTGAGAGGCCCGGTGGTAACCCGAACAAGTCTTCGGCTACCCGACCCCGAAAAAGCCCGATTCGGCGCTGAGAGGCCCGATTCTGGGGCTCTGCGGCCCCGCCAGCCGCCCCGCGCATTGCGCAAGTCTTATTCCGCGGCTTCTCCGTTATCGTATGTTATGTCATCTGCATCTAGTTCGATCATGTTTTGCTCAGGCGTCACGTCTTTCATGCGATCCTTAGCGCGTCCCATGATTTCTTGCAGTTGTTGGGTTATTTCTTCTCGGCTCATTGATTCTATTTTTTCGTGAGTAACATGACTACGGGCGACCATAAGTCCAGTGACTTTGAGGCGCAATTCTTCTGCTTTGATGGCTGCACCGAAGTTACCTGCTTCCCATGCTTCATCCCGAAGTCTCTGCATATCCCGAACAGATTTCGTAATTGTCACGCCGTATTTGCTTTCAAGCTCGTTCCGCATTTCTTCCATGCGTTCCCGCACGACTGGGTTCTTGAGTAGCTGCACGGCTCGAACATTTGGCGACTTATAGCCTGCGGCTCTTGCTGCTCCGGTCTGGGTCATATCTTTGTGAATGTAGTTATCGAGAAACTTCTGCTGCTGCGGTTGCAACCTGCGTCCACCCTTTTCGATTTGTTCACCGACCTTTGGCATCGTGCTTCCCATTCATGCGATCCTTTCCCTACAATAGCCCTGCGGTTCAATTCATGCAAGCCCCAACATTTCCCATAATCGCAACAGATCAGACATTCTTGAAATAACATCAGGGGGGGTAGGGTATATACCCCCCCCTATAGGGGGGTGACGTAGTTGACGTAAAATATCATATTGATTTTATTGAATTATATACGTCAAAACGGATTTTTGACGTAGTTGACGTAAACCTATAAAGCGTTGATATTGTTTAACAATCAACATTACGTCAACTACGTCAACTTTTGACGTGGATTTTTTTGACGTAAAATATCCAATAAAAACAGACCATAATTTTTCTTACATTTTATGCTTGACGTGTGGGATCTGTCCCAATATATAGGTGACATCTAGTAAACAGGAGGGCGAAAGCCATGACCAACGAAAACATCAGAACCCGCATCTTGCGCGACTTAGAAGGTGACTTAACCACGGACAGCAACCACGCGACTCGTCGCATGTTTCGTTGCTGGTTGGATGGTTCTTATTTGGGCGAGGATCACTACCGCTCTAATGTAGAATTCATCAAGAGCAATAGCCATGACCGCAAAGCCATGCGGCGTTTTATTGTTTCTGAGTTTGTAAAGTACATTGCACACGATGCACATTGTTCAGCAAGTTACGCGCAAAAAGTTATCGTTGAGCGGTTCAGCAAGGACTATCTGAATATGCTAAACGATGTCTTGATTGATGAGGCGATTGATTTCGCCTTGGATCATAGTTACGCCATTTACTTGGGTTCCTCTCACAAGGGGGCCGCGTGATGTTATATATGTCATATGGAATGAACACGAACAGGGACGCGATGGCTAATCGTTGTCCGAAGGCCAAACCGTTGGGCGGGTTTTACCTGCCCGACACGCGG